CTTCTACTTTTTTTGCATTCATTATTGTTACATATATCAGAATAATACATACCTTGTTGATTTACAAAATGTCTTTTATTACCACACCCACATTTAGGCATTATTTTTATATTTTTAATTAGATTAAAAATGAGTTCTTTGTAACTATAACACCAAGTATATTTTGTTGATATCATATTATCCATTAAAATTTTACATTCTGAATAATATCTATCTAATTTATCTTTATTTGTATAGTTAGGATTTATTCTGTTATTCTTTACTACATAATTTAAAATATTTTCTTCAGTATATTTAATAGCACTCATATAAACTCCATATATGTTTTAATACTAATGCTATTTATATTTTTTCATAAAAATTTTCAATTGATATTTGTTCTATTAATCCAGTCTTTTTATTTCGCACTGTAATCATTGATTCACCTGCTATACATTCATCAATAATTAAACAACTAACAGAACGACCTCTAATGGCACTGGAACTTGTTGAAGAAGCAAATGCATAACTTCCATTCTCTAATCTAATAGATTTAGAATTCCAAGATCTAACACCTTGTTGTAACCATTTTGGAAGTAATTCATATGCTTGTTTTATTTTCCGTAAAATATCAACAGCATTGGCTTCTTTATTGGCTAATATTGCAACAGTTTTGTCTTTATTGAATAATAGATAATGCAGAACATAAATTTCAAAAGATGTACTTTTACCAATCTGACGAGCTGCTAGAACAATATTGAATCTATTATTTTGGAATGAGGTTATCATATCTCTTTGATAATCTCTCATTTGAATTTTGTGTAGACCGGTATCTATATCCAACACATGGTGGTAGCGCTCAGCAAAATAAAATATATCATCTCTGCATTTGAGCCATTCTTTTATATGATTTTCTGTCCAAGGGAGTTTTGTATTTGATTTTTTGAGTGCTGAATTTCCATCAAAAGCAATGGTATTTCCTTCAGCATCTAATTCAAAATCTTCTGGGTAGGGAGTTGTTAAATTTTCATTCATTTAAAATACTTTAATAAAGGAACTCATACATCACTGCATGAGTTCCTTTAATATAATTTTAGTTTACTGTTTTAAAGATGTTATTAGTAAAGTTTGCTAATCCATCCATACCAGCTGATTGTGAAAAACCATTCATACCAGTATAATCAACATACATAATTCTAAAGAAATCAGAATCACCAATACCGGTACCTGTATCTTGTGGGTGTCTAATATATCCATAACGATTGAAAGACAATAGATGTTTTTGGAACATTGGTTCACTTCCATCTGCTTCAATAATTGTATTCAAGTAAGGCGAGAAGATTAAACCAGCATCACCAGATGCTTCAGATTCAAAACGATATCCCACAAGAATATAACGATCATTTGCATACATATCACAGTATAAAGGATAGGCGCCAATTTTGCCTACATAGTAAGGATTATCTTTATCTGGTTCAGCAACAACGTGCCATGGATTGACTTGTAAGAAAGCACAAGTGACACTATCTGCTAATACAAAGAAAGTTCTATTTCTTTTTGTTGCTCTTACGATATCTTCACCAGCTAACATGATGTTACCAATTAGATCATTTCCTACACCCATTAGATCATTTGTCATACCAATAGAATCTACTAATCTAATATCATGCCCAATCGGAGTTGCAATGTCTTTAAGATATGTAATAACTTCACGATCAATTTCTTGACGAATATCATTAGCAATAACTTTACCGGCGTGTTCTTTATAATTAAGTCCATAAACAGCTTGAAGATCTTGAAGTCTTTCTGTTGAAAATTGTGTCTTGATTTTTCTTGTCTTTGTATTCATTACAACAGTTCTAGTCTCATAAGAAACAGTTTTTGTTGCTGTATTTGCAGCTGCACTATCTGTCCAATAATCATTTCCGTTAGCTGAATACTTATATAAGATCTTTTTAATTGATGTTCTATTTACAGAAGTATAAATGATAGGAACTTCATTAACACCACTTATAGATGTTGAAGTTGTAATTAAACTTGCATTATCTGTAGGACATTTAATTACCATCATTGTTGCAGTAGCAGCTACATTTGTGTAAGGATCACCTGAACCACCTGAACCTGTAATAGTTGAATAAGGAACATTTTCAGTATAAAGAATTTTTGCAGTAACAGCAGCTCCAGATACTTGATATGTATTACCTACTACAAATTGATCACCCGACACTGCATTGACAGCAATAATTTTTGTGTTTTCAAGATATGCTTCTTGAAAAACATCATTCTTATCTCCTGTATAGAAAGCATAGATTGCAGCTACTTTTCCTACTGGGCCATTAATTGGTTGAATATCAGCAATTTGAGAAACAAGAGTTTCAGGATACAATTTTTCGATCAAAGGAACGATTAATGGCTCCCATCCACCCATATCTGTTGTATTGCTTGATTCTTTCAGAAAGTTTTGTCTAAGTGCTTCATTTAAAAGTTTATAATCTTTTTTCATAGTCGATTGACCGTCCTATATAAAGTGTTAAAAGTGTTTTAATTACTTTATTTATTGTTTTGATGTTTATCAAAAAGAGTTTGTAGGTCATTAGGCGTCCCACTGAACACAAAATTATTTACAGTCCCCGTATTGATAGCTGAATTACAAGTTTCCATTGTATTAAATTTAGAATTCTTCTGTCTCATTTTTTCGATTTCAGAAATCATTTTATAGACTTCCATTATCAATTTCAAATTATTAGCAATGCTATTCTGTAGATTTGTTAATGCATCTAATTGGCTTGCTTTAAGATCTCCAATGTCAAGTTGCATTGCAGTATCAAGTATTCTTTGACCTTTGGAAATTAGACTTGTTAAATTCTGTTTAATCATTAGAAAATCAGTTTTTAACATCGATGTTGAAAATACATCTTCATCAATTACTGCTACTTCAGTTGAATGAATAATTTCAGGAAGAAGTGGTTCTTCAATTTCTGAAACAAGACTATCAAGATCTTCAATTAATGATTTAGCTGCTCCAAATTTTTTACTAAGTTTTTCTAATTTTTCATTCTTTGCCATCTTCATTCCTTTATGGGATTGCTATGTCAGCACCCGAACCTGTTCTATTATAGATATCCTTATAAATGTATTTTATTGTTGCACCAGCTGAAACAATTGGTGATACATAGATATTTGAAGCAGTTGTCGGAGTTGATCCATATGTATAGTAAATTCTGACTGGTATATCTGAATCAAATGTTAATTGATCTTCAATAACAGTTGCAGTGATTGAAGGATTATTCAAGAAATTAAATTCTAAATCTTTAGGAATAGAAGAAACACTATTAGTATCCATTGCATATGTTGTTAATGTGCATGATTCTGTTAATACTAAAGGTGTTGAATAAGCAGATGCGGCACTTGAATTAATTGAATAATAAATTGTTGCATCTCTATTAACATTAAATGTAGCAGTCACTGGCCAAGTTGCTGTAACTGGATTTGTATCAATTTCAGGAATTAATATTTGATCTCCTGTAACCGAATATGTTACAAACAATGGTGTATATAAAATTGTTGTAGTTGTTTCAAATGTTTGATAATCATATGTATAAGCAACAACTTTTAATGTTTGTAATTCATTTATATTTTCATTAATCAATTCATTAGTTGTATATTTTTTTATATTAGTTCTTTGCCAATCACTTGTATTATCAAGAGGTGATGTTGTTGAAGATGTATCTCTAATACATCTATAATAATTAGAATAAAGATGATTGACTAAATCATCTACTACATAAGACCCTGAAGCAGACCAAACTGGATTTGAAGGAACAGTGAATTTTTTAGGTGTTGTTCCATCTGTTGTGTACCAGATTGTTGCATAACTATCAAGACCAATTATTTGAATTCCATCTGTACTTTGAGCTATTACTATAGGTGTTTCTCCTAATACAGAATGAAAAAAACTCTTCTCATAAATGAAATCTTTACTCTTTAAAAATGTTCTAATTTTATATATGCCGGGACTCTGAAAGACATGAGTAACACCAGCGGTATTAATATCTTCATAAGGTTGTATAACAACATTACTTGTTCTTTCAGATAGATTATCTGCTAATCTATCATCAAAGAACCAGATTAAAATATCATCTTTGCATGGAGTATAATTTTCAATATCAGCAACAAAAAGAATTCTTTCATATATTGACAAGATATCATTGCCACCACTAGGTGTTAAATTATAAATATCTTCTACTTTAAATATACTCATATTATAAAACCCATGAATCAGCTGAAGTTGGAGTTGTTAACATTACATTTGCACTAACAGCTGGAATTCCCCAACCAGAAGCACCTACATACCGTAAATGCATATCATTATATAGTATTCCGTCATTATATTCATATGATCCACTAACTGCACCTGACACTGCGAATTCACCTAGATTGTTTACTATATTAATCATCTTATAAACAGGATTTAATGTTGGATCTGTTCTATCAGCAAATTCGCCATATGGATCTGGATTCTTTGCGACTTGTACATATTGTTCAAATTTTGAGAATGATGGATCAGCTGAAACTGGCGAATCTGTTAAAAAGTAATTTGCATCAATTTGATTAATTATACTTGATGATACTCTTTTTGGTAAATAGTAATTTGTTTTAACTATAAATGTTAAAATGAAAATGAAGACTCTTTCATCTAATTCACTTAATTCTTCTGTTATATCAGGTGATATAGTTGATAAGATAAAAGGAATAGATTCAGATGGTTTATCATCAAATAATTTTATATCAAGTGATAATGAAGGAGTGAAAAAAGGAATTATTTGTTCAACTACTTGTAGACATTCATCTATATTTCTTGCTATAATAGAAAGATCAATAGAAAGATTATAAGGAACGGGCGCATAAACTTTTTTAGATCTATCATTAATGTAATCTTTTAATTCAACAGTCTTACATAAATGACGCATGGGATCATAATCCATGCTTGTCATATTAACAGACATTCTAGGTAATTGCCATTGAAGTTCAACTGGATTCCTATCAACTATATCAGGATCAAATCCTTTTCTTGCAGTTTGAGATTTAAGAACTTGTAACCATTTTTCTGTTGATGCCCATTGAATCGGAACTCTGACAAATTTATGAGGAATGACACCAGAAACGGGATCTGTTTTATATTTCTGTATAGCAACATTACTAAAGAAGTCTAGGAAGGAAGTCATAACCTTACGTGTTAAATTATGGGAACCAAAATAACTAGCTTGCAAAATTAAATCCTTTTAAAGTGTCAATGGATCAACTTCTGTTGTATCCACAATTGAATTTGTAACACCAGTGATTTCATATGTATTAACTTCTAAATTATTTTCACTATTAACTTCTGTTGCTGTAGGTGATACATTCCAAATTTCATCAGCAACAATAATTTGTTTATCAAGTGCTTCTATTTCAGCTGGGATTCCGTTATCATTACTTGAATCGATTTCAGAATGATCATAGACATATGCTTTGCAAGAGATTTTATAAGCTGAACGATTTCCAAAGAGATAGAAAGCGGGTGCTGTTTCGTCTTCTATATGAATGACTTCAAACAATTTTTTTGCTTTAGGAATATAGACAAGATCATTATACTGAGGATATAAAGCACCACTAACAGCATTATTTCTAGCTTGAGCAAAAGTTCGTTTAGGGCAATGTAAAGTGCATTCATCATTGATTTGAAGACCGAATTTGGTATACATATCACCCGCGCCTCCCCATGCATCTGTTTCTTCAACAAATAATCTAAGAGGTGTTCCTTTTTGAATTTTCTTATACAGATATTCGCCAAATATGGGTTCTGCTGTATTCACTTCACGTTCTAACCATATTACATCTGTTCCATGATGATATGTAAATTCACAGTTAATGCTATCATATAAACTTGCTTCATTTTGTTCATCAATGGAATAAATTTCGTTAAATTTAAATTGAGGAAGACCACCCGCAGCTGAAGTTGCGGGACTTGCATCAAAAAATGTTAAGAAATTTACAGAAGGATTAGACATATAAAAACCCTAATAATGTTTATCTTTATTTATAACGTCATTAGAAACAAAAAAAAGGCAACCCAGTTAAGAGTTGCCTTAATTATATTACTTTACAAAAAAGTAAAGTCTATTATTTTAATTTTTACCCGATTTGGAAATCAGCCGGCAATTTATAAGTATTATCTAATTCTTCTCTTAATCTAACTAAATTTTCCTTTGCCTCATTCATTATACCTTCATAATTTAATTGCCCACCATTAGGTAATGTCGAGCCTGCATACTTCATAAGATTCACTGCCCATTGATATCTTGCACGTTCAACAGCCATTGCCTTAACCCATTTATGATCATATAGATTTGTTGTTTCACCACTAACAGTAGTTGACCCAAAGGTAACTGTCCCAGTTGTAGGAGTTAACTTTTTATATACATGAATGAATAAATGATTATTCGCAGCTGGAGTTTCAAACAAATGCAGATTCTTTGAAAAGCAATTGAAATCAAACGAAATTTTCTTACCCAATAATAGATTCATTGTTGCAAGCATCTCAAAAGTAAGTTCATATTGTAATAGATTAATTTGGCCTGCACCTTTACCATATAGATCAGCTGCAATAAAATTGTTTATATGAAATGGATTAGTAAGAGGCGATCCTTGTGACCCCATTCCGGCAAATTCATTTCCGTATACTCCAAGAACAGCAAATACATCATATGGCAGAAGATATGTTTGAATACCTGAAGCAACTTCAGTATAGATATATCTTTCGATAACGCCCGAATATGCTTCCATTGTAAATTCTTCAATTGTATCATCTATAGAATCATCAATTTGATCTTGTGTCAATTCGACATTTACGACACCACCGCCGAGTTTACGCAAGATATATTGTTTTAATAGATCTTTAGAATATATTTTAGGAAAGGCACTCATTATCTATTTCCTTTTTTGGTTTTTTTATTCTCTACCAAAAGATTTTCTGTTTCTTCAGTGAATTCTAATGTTTGTTCTTGTTCTACTGTTTCAAGGGGTGTTATATTTTGAACTGCTTCTAAAGAAGGTTCGATAACAGGAACTTCTCTTAGAGGTTGCGGGGTAATATTAATGAACAAGTCAGGAAATTGATTTGCTAAACTTTCATTGACAATAATTTGATCATGATAATATTTTGTAGTACCGAATGCATCAGTTAATATAAATGATTTTTTATTAGGAGCATTAACTTTATATTGATTCATTATCGAATTCCTTTTACTTTAAATGGTTTGCATAAAGAATAGAAACCACATCTATCACACCATTTATTAGTTTTTTTCTTAAATGTAGAATCATCTTCAACAGTATTTATTTTATCTTGATATGTCTGGATAAAATCTTCATACTCATTTCTGTTTATATTGAAAATTTCATTATTCTCTTGCTCTATATAATAAAAGATTGCTTTGATATTATCAACTAAAGGATAATTTCTAAATGCCCATATAAGGTAAAGATATAATTGTAATGGTGTTCCTTTACTCTTACCAGTTTTCCAATCAATAATTATTAGATCTTTTTCAGTTACTTGCCCAAGATAATCTATATAACCATAGATCATCGATTCTTCTTTTGTATCAACTACATTAAAATTTGAATCAAGAAAGAATTCCTTTTCAGAGAATAATCTATATTTCTTCAGCAAAGGAATTAGTGTCTTATCTGAATCTAATTTAGATTTGAATTGTGTTATATATTTAGTTTTATTAGATAAATTTTCATCAAACTTAAAATCAAATTTAGGTGGAATATTAGGGAAATGTTCAAAGAGGTGATGAAAGAAAGTACCCTTTTCAAGAATAGCATTGTCTTCTACAACTTCAATATTGTCAATGTATTTGAATTTAAATTTTTGGGGGCAGGTGGTATAACAATTTAACTTTGAATAACTATAAGGGTAATATTTCATTCTTTCATTATAAACTAAATTTTTGATTTTGTCAAGTAGAAGACATTACAGAAGAACCAGAAATTAGTGTGCCACCTATACCAGCTGTTAGATCACCAATCGATGCAGCTGGTAAATTATCTATATCTGTAATATCAACACCTGTTACAATAATTCCTGTATGGCCACAATAATATAGAACAATATCTGTAACTCTAGCTGCAGGAAGATTTTCAATACTGACAACAGAAGAACCAGTTATGATTTGACCCAAAGGAGCTCTATGACTTCCACTACCATGAGGAAATGCCAATGCTAAATCAGTGACTCTTGTTAATTCATTAGCCATTAAAACCTTTTACTATCCATCCCATTTGATCTAGGAATTCTTTTGCTCTTAATTCTGTTTTTATGTGTTCCTTTGCATCGAATGATAAATCTTTAGTGATAACTGGATAATTAAACAGAATATACATTGAATGTTCATGTTTACTTTCGTTTATTGCATCATTAAAAGCATTCATTAAAATACTTGAACATTCACAACAAGAATTAAATTGATTTAAGAAATCATTGTTTAATGTATCTGGTAAAATAAAACTTTCGAATGGATCTAAGAATCCCATGCAATATTCATTAGTAGGAAATAGTTCATGTTCATCATCAATTGATGGGCAATCGCAATCATCAATTTGACAGATATATTTTTGAACAAGAAATCCTAATAGTGACATTAGGATTCCATTGAATTTAATTCTTAATTTATTAAATCTAAAATCACATTCTTCCTGAAGTTCAGATATCTCTTCGGGTGGTAGATTTAGATTTTGCAACCAAATTTTATATTGATGAGCTTTATAAATCATTTTACTCTTACAACAGCATCTTTATATCTGACAGCAATATATTCAGATTTTGCATGATCAATAACATAGTTTTTCAATTCAGTTGTTTCTGGGTGTCTTGACCATTGTCTTCTATCTTCTAGACCCATTCTAAAAGCACTGAAAGCTCCGTCGGACTCAAGATCTAACATGGTGCAATTTCCTTCTTGTGATACTTTCATAATTTTTCCTTTTTATGCCTTCATTAGATAATATGCGAATTCTGCAACTTGATCTTGTTTATCCCATTTTTTAGCTTCAAGTTTTTTTATTAGTTTTTGTGTTATTTCATCAATATATTCTGCACCCATATCCAATGTTCTTCTAAGAACATCTTCAAATGCATAATAACGTTCCCAATCATTATCATGATATGCATTATATACTTTCTTAGCTACATCTTTAATACCTTTAAAGAAACTATTTTTATCTTTCAAATCGATTGCTTCAGTGATTAATTTGAATTCAGCAGAGCAATCGATTGATTCCATAGTTATAGATCTTTGTTTAGACCTATTGATTAACATATAATTACCTTCATGATTTACATAGAAATTCCGGCCCGGATTTGATTTTGCCCATTGTCTAATTTCTTCTGATTTAGTATGTTTTGCCCATCGATGAAAAGTTTTCTTTCCTTTTTGGAAGGAATGAAATTCGTGAGCATCATCTAATGAAAAGCATTTATGACCTCTACATTGTGGTTCACCAATAACTGATGATGCTTGAGCCATATCTGCAGCTCCACTTTCTTCATATAACAATTCATGTAATGTTTTCATAAAAATTCCTCAATAGAAGTTATTTTTTTCTCTTCTAGTATTTTTTAAATTTTATTTGCAAATAGAATAATGTTGTATTCCATTTCATTTTTACTTTCTCTTATTATATATGAATTATCTAGTTCTTTAATTAAATCTAACATAATTAATTGTTTTTGATATGTTAAATTTGTTAAATCTTCTTTAAGAATTGTTTGGTGAGAATTCACATAATATTTAACAGAATCTTTGAGAAGATAAGCTGCAGATAACA